GCATGGCCCCCGACGAGGCGCGGAAAAAGTATTTCGGGCTCGGCCCCGTCCCCGGCGGCGCGACGCCGTACATGCAACAGCAGATGTTTTCGCTCGCCGCCCTGGCCGAGCGCGATGCGAATCAACCGTTTGCGAAACCGGCGACGCCGCCGCCGGCGGCCCCCGCCGACACGACGCCGCCCGCGGATGACCAGGTCAAGGATCTGGGCGCATTGGCCGCCGCCCGACTCGATGTCGTGTTGAGGGCGGCATGACCGTCGCCGAGCTCGACGCGCTCGTGCAAGGCATCGCGCCCGTGATCCGGGACTACATCGGCCGCACGACGGCGCCGCTGCTCGAACGCCTGGCGGCCCTCGAGGCGCACCCGGCCACTCGGGATGGCCGCGATGGGCGGGACGGGGCCGACGGGACCGACGGCGCGCCCGGCCTGGCCGGCGCGGCGGGCCTCGACGGCCTCGGGTTCGGCGATCTCGAGCTCCTCCACGACGGCGAACGCCGGATCACCGTGCGCGCCGTCCAGGGCGACCGGGTGAAAGAGCTCGGCGTCGTCGTGTTCCCCTGCGAGATTTATCGCGACGTGTGGGCCGCGACCAAAACCTACGAGCGCGGCGACTGTGTCACGTACAGCGGATCGGAGTGGCACGCCAACACGACGACGACGGCGAAACCGGGCGACGGATCGGCCGCGTGGACGTTGAAAGTGAAACGCGGGCGCGACGGCAAGGACGCGACGACCAGCGCGATCGGAGCGCGCCATTAATGGCGACGCTCGTCACGCTCGTCCAAGTCAAGAATCATTTATTAATCCCGATCGTCGCCAACGATCCCGGCGATCCCGATCTGCAACTCAAGCTCGACGCCGCGGAAGCGGCGATCCTCGACTACGTCGGCGCGACGGCCTATTGGGCCGCGATCGTGTCGACGTGGCTCGATGGCAGCGTGACGCCGCCGTGGTTTGTCTTATCGGCGATCCTCCTGCAATGCGGCGAGCTCTGGCGCTTCCGCGGGGATGATCTCAACATCGCCGGCCCGATGCGGACGCCCGGCCAAGATTTTTCTGACGTCGTCGTGAACCTGTTGCGACGCGTCCATGATCCGGTGGTGGTATGAGCCCGGCGCTCTCCCAAAACGCGCGGCTCGCGTTGCCCACCCCCGCGGGCCGCCGGATCCACTGGATCACGTTGCAGAACCCCGCGCCGCTCGTGCCCGACGGCGACGGCGGGTTTACCGGGGGCGGCCTGGCGGATTGCGATCCGGCCGGCGTGCGCGGCGAGATCCGTGAGCCGAAAGGCCGCGACGAGGAATATCTCGCCGCGGGGACGGTGGTCCCGATCGCCGTGCGAATGATCACGATCCCGTATCACCCGCAAGTCACCACGAAAACCGTACTCACGTTCAACGGGCGCACGTTCAACGTCACCGGGATCGACAATCTCGACGAGCGCAATATCGAGCTCCGGTTGTTTTGCGCGGAAGTGATCGCATGAACCGGCTCTATTTTGAGGGGCTCGATCTCGCCGAGTGGGCCGGGTGGCCGGATACCCTCATGCACGACGCCGAGGCGATCGTCACCGAGCACGTGGAAGGCGCGAAGGCCGCGATCGCCGCGGCGTACCCGCTCGAGGCCGCGGCCCTGGCGGCGCGCCTCGAGTCGACGATCCAGCCGGACGCGTATCGGATTTTCGCCAAAGTCCGCAACGCGCACCCGCTCGCGTGGATTTACGATCACGGCACCATGGCGCGCCACGTCGAGACGGGCGCGAATCGCGGCGCCGAGCCCCCGAAACATATTTTTGTCCCGCTCGCGTACGAGTGGGCGCGGAATCAGTACGAGGCGCTCAAGGCGATGCTCGTCGGGTTTGGCTTTATCGTCACGGGCGACATGGACGACGAGGATCGCATTGGCTGACGCCTACGCGGATCGCGTGCGCGCCGACGGGGCGATCGCGTACTGGCGGTTGAATGAGCCGATGGGGACGCACGCGCGCGACAACATCGGGTACAACGACGGCACGATCAGTGGCGGCGTGACGCTGAATCAACCCGGCGCGCTTGCGGGTGATGCCGCGATGTCATTTAGTGGCGGATTGATCAACGCGGGGAATAGTGCGGCGCTGAATTTCGGGGCCGGGTCTTTCACTATTGAGGCCTGGATAAACACGCCCGGAAGTGCGTATCAGGTTGTCGTCGGTAAAGGTAACAACGCTGCACCGGGCTGGCGTGTCTTTTATACGCAGTCTAATCAGATCAATCTATTTTGGGGTACTGACGGGGCCGGAAATTATCCCTTCGCGTCAACGGTGATGACGGTTGATGTTTGGCACCATGTCATCTCGGGATACAACGCGCTCGCGGGTACAGTGTTTTACGCGATCGATGGCCTCTACCAATCCTCGATTGTGCCGAATCATTCCGTCACTAGTTCGGCCGCTGTCGTAATCGCTGGTAACGCGGACGGATACGCCTTTACCGGATTGATTGATGATCTCGCGATCTATCCGACGGCGCTAACTCCCGCGCAGATTCTCGCGCACTATCAACTCGCCACGGCGCCGCCCGCGGCCGCGCAGTCGTCGGCGATTGATCGGGCCGTGATCGGGTACCTCGCCGCCGATCCCGCGTTGATCGGGCTGATGCCGGGCGGGGTGTGGTACCAAGTGGCGCCGCCGAACTCGCAACAATTCGTGATCGTCTCGCTCGTCGAGAGCGTCGAGCAAATCATGTTTGGCGGCCGCGCCTGGGAATCGGCGCTCTATCTCGCGAAGGCCGTCGAGTTTTCGTCGCCGACAGTGCCCCATAGCAACGCGCGCGCGGCCGGCGATCGGATCGATGCGTTGCTCGATCCGCAACCCCCGGCGCCGCCGGCGCCCCTGACGATTACCGGGTACGGGGTGATGAACCTGCAACGCGAGGGGCGGCGCGTCTACGATCGCGAGCCCATGGCGAATGACGCGACGTTGATTTGGACGCATTGCGGCGCGATGTATCGCGTATGGGCCGAGCCGGCCTAGAAGGGGATCACGATGGCAGCAACCGATCGGCACCATGGCAAAAGCGGGATCGTCGAGATGGATCCGACCGGCGGCGCGACGCCCGTCGCCGTCGCGTCGCTCGAGTACTGGGATCTCGACATGGCGACGCAAAAAGTGAAAGTCACGGCGTTTGAAGATCCCAACGAGATTTACGTGATCGGCCGGCCGGATATCAAAGGCACGTACAAGGGCTGGTACGATTCCGTCGACGGCCTCGTGATTTTCGACGCGATCCAAAGTGCGACGGCGCCGTCTCTGAAACTCTTACCCGTGGCGAGCGATACGACACACGCCTTTGCGGGGAAAGGGTGGATGGACGGAAAAATCACCGTCGACTCAAAAGGCGCCGTGGCGATCAATGGGACGTTTGTCGCCGCGGGCCCGTGGACGTTGCCGACGGGGCCGTGACGCGTGGCCGGCCAGGTCTTTCCGTCCGTCGTCGAGGGCGTCGTCGCCGAACTCCGGTGGTCGTACTACACGGCCGCGGCGATCAACGGCTATCGGCTCGCCTGGGATCGGGCCGCGCGCCGGTGGTCGCTTGCGGCCACGGTGGTGCTGGCCGACGCCTTCAAAATCGCGCAACGGCCGCTCGTGTTCGTGGCGCTCGTGCGCGGCGCCGCGTGGGAATTTGACGTGCTGTCGTTTGAACTCCCCGGATTGCGCGGGCCCCTGACGGCCCGGCTCGGGTTGCCGCGGACGCAACGCCGATGATGCCGGCCGGGTGGCGATTCGTCGACGGCGCGACGCGCCGGCTCGAGCTCGCCGAGGGCGATTGGATCCTCGTGAAACAACGCCTCAACGCCGGCGAGCGCAACCAACATTACGAGCGCCAGTACACGATCACGCACGAGGGGACGCTCGCGCCGAATGTCGCCATGCGCGCCGGCCTCTCGATGATCCTCGCGTATCTCGTCGAGTGGAATCTCACCGACGCGACGAGCCGGATCGTCCCCTTGCGCGGGTTGCCAGGTGAGGACGTGATCCCGATCATGACAGCGGCGCTCGGGCAACTCGATCCCGAGAGTTACGATGAAGTACTCCAGGCGATCAAGCGTCACGAGCTCGAAATGGTCGCCGCGCGTGAGGCGGAAAAAAAAACCCGGCCTGGCGCGCGCGGATCGTCCGTGATCTCGCCATTGCCCGACGCTTCCACTGGTCGTACCCCGACGTCGCCGCACTCGATAGCGACGTCTACACCATGATCCTCGAGGACATGGTGCGCGAGCTCGAGTAACCGTATGGCTGTCACGGGCAAATTCGACGCCGATTTTAGCGATTTTAAGAGCGAAGTCGACGAATCGACGGCGAAACTCAAAGCCATGGAAGTCGAGGCCGACTCGGTGGGCGCCGCCGTCGATAAGGCGCTCGCGCCGAAAGGCGGCGCCTCGAGCGCGCTCGACGCGCTCACCGGCGCGCTCGGCAACGTGGGCACGGCCGCGGCCTCGACGTCGACGACGCTCGGGGGGCTCGTGTACGCGCAAGATGCCGTCGCGACGAGTGGCGTTGCCGTCGTGTCGACGGCTGAAATGGAAGCGGCCGGCTTTCTCACGTTGCAGTCGACGACGGCCGCCACGATCACCGAGCTGATGAGCGCCGCGGGCGCCGTGGAAGTCTTGGGCTCGGCGTTTATCGGGTGGAAGATCGGGCGCGCCGTGTCGGATTTTTTCGATCTCGACAAAGTGATCGGCAACGCCACGGCCTCGTTACTCGGGCTCGGCAATGTCGCCGCCGAGACGGCGGCCGCCAAGGTGGACACGCTCGCGAAGGCCTCGAAAGAGGCCGGGTACCAGATCACCAACATGTCGGAAGCCGTCGCCGTGCTCACCGACAAAAATCTCGAGCGCATGAAAGCGGCGATGCAAGCGACGGCGGCCGCGGCCTCGGATAAGGCCTTCTACGATTGGGAGAAAGCGATCGAGCAACTCACCCAAGCCGGGTTGATCCCGTCACTCACGAAGGATCTCGACTCGCAAGCCTTTTCCCTGAAAACGCTCGCCGAGCGGTACGGCACCTCCACCGAGGCGCTCGCCGAATATCAACGCGAGCTCACCAAGCAACGCGCCGCGGAGAAAGAGGCCGACGCGAGCCACGCCGATTTTTTGAAAGAGGTACAGGGGATCCTCAAGGCGCAAGACGACGAGAAAAACAAACAAGAGGCGATCGACGCGAAAGTGCGCGAACTCGAGCGCAATCACCTCGTCGACATGGGGACGGGGATCCTGGGATTGAGCCGGCTCGAGCAAGAGAGCTCGCAAAAAGACTTCGAGGCGACGGTCAAACAGATCACGGCGCACGAGAAACTCGTCGCGACGCTGAAAGAGGAAGTGGCCGCGGCGACCGCACTCAACACGGCGCGCACGCTCGGCCCGACGACGCCCGACGCCGCCGGCGACGCCGCGAGCCGGCGTGATGCCGCGCTCTCCCGGATCGCCGCGCAACAGCAGAAGGCGCCCGAGGTGGATCTCTCGTCGCTCATTGTCGACGCCTGGCTCAAATTCGATGAGCAAGTCGGCGCGCGGGCGCCGTTGCCAGGCGCCGCGGGCACGGGCCCCACGGTCAATATGAACGTGAGCGGCGTCTTTGATATGACGACGGTGCGGCAAATGACCGACGCGATCTCGGCGGAACTCATGCGGCGCACGGGCGCCGATCGCTATCTCCCGGCGCGGTAACTCTCAGGAAAGGGATCACCCATGGGCGCCGCACAAGCGACGGATTACCTCGAGAATCTCTTTATCGATCACCTGTTCCGTACGCGCACGTGGACGAAACCCGCGGCGCTCTGGATGGCGCTCTTTACGGCCGCCCCTACCGACGCGGGGGGCGGAACCGAAGTCACCGGCGGCGCGTACGCGCGCGTGAACCTGCCCCCGCTCGATACGAATTGGAACGCCACGCAAGGCGGGACGTCTGGCAACAGTAGCGGATCGGCCGGTGCGACGGGCAACGCGATCGCGATCGTGTTTCCGGCGCCGTCGGCCAATTGGGGCACGGTGACGCACTTCGCGATCATGGACGCCGCGACGGGCGGCAACATGTTGATCTGGGACGTGCTGACGGTCCCGCGCACGATTATCAGCGGGGATCCGGCGCCGTCGTTTGCGATCGGGGCGCTCGCCGTCACGATCGGATAGGCCTAGCCGCCATGACGCAAGTACTCAAGCATCTTAAAAATTCCACGATCGCCGACGGGCCCGATCCCACGCAGATCAATCCGTCGGATTGGAATGCGGCCCACGTGTTTTCCGCCGGCGCGCTCGGCTCCCTGCTGATGCGGGACACGGGCGACGCGACGTACGGCGCGTCATGGCTCGCGAGCGTCGCCGCGGGGCAGGTGTTGATCTCCAACGGCGTCGGCGCGGCGCCGGCGTGGGCGGCGTCGCTCACGCTCGCGGGTAATCTGACGGTGGGGGGGACGGTCAGTAGCACGGGGCAGGGCGGTCATACTCTTGTCTACACCGGGCCAGGTTTCAACACGCTGTTAGTGCAAAACGCGGCCGCCGGTACCGGGAATGCGGCCCGGCTCATGCTCGGTAATGATGCGAGCGCGTCGCAATTTCAACTCACCTTGTATTCCACAACCTTCACCGCGGGCGCGCCAAACTACGCCGACGGCGTGACATTTCTCTCGCAAGGCGCGGGCGGCATGACGTTTTACAACGGCAACGCTACCGCGAGGCTGGAATTTTGGACGGCGGGTACCAAACGCTGGACAATCGATTCGGGCGGCAATTTCGTCATGGGGACCGTCGCCACCGGATCGACACATCTCCAACTCGCGGGGCCGTTTGGGCAAATTCAGATCGGCAACACGGGCACGGCGGCGAGCAACGTTAGCTCGTTTGTCAATGCTAACGGGATCGTCGGCACGATTGTGACGTCGGGGAGCGGAACCGCGTACAACCAAACGTCGGACGGGCGACTCAAAACCGATCGCGGCCTGGCGCGCTCGACGGCCGTGCTCGAGCGTACCGAGATCCACGAATACGTCTGGAACGTCGACGGGACGCCGGGCCGCGGCGTGTTCTCCCAAGACGCGCACGCGATCGCGCCGTACGCGAATACGCCCGGGACCGACGAGCGCGACGCCGACGGGCGCCTCGTGCATCCATGGGCGACGGACTACTCAAAATATGTTCCAGATTTGATCGTCGGGTGGCAACAGCACAACGCGCGGCTCAAGGCGATCGAGGCCGCGATCGCGAAGGGGTGATCGGTGGCGTTTGCGCGCGTCTTGACGTTTGACAGCAACGGCCGCGGCCAACGGCGGTTTGAGATCGTCTATGCGGCGATCCTGCTCGGCGCCCCCAAAGGCGCGCGGGGGCTCGAGGCGATCCGGCGCGAGGCGCGGATCCTCGACGCGCTCGACGCCGTGAGCGTGGCCGACGCCGACGCCGTGCCGCCGGCGGGCGCCGTGCCCGCGCGCCGCGTGACGCCAGGCGCGCGCCTTGTGCTGGCTCAACCCGAATTTGAGCTCGTCGGCCGGTACCTCGAGGCCGTCGAGTGGGCGCCGGTGGCGTCGCGCGATGTGATCGACGCGGCCGATTGGGTGAGCGCGGCCGCCACGCACGAGGATCCCTAGATGGGCGGCGCGTTTTACGCGCGCGCGTTCTACGGCGTCGGGTTTTTCGTCGGCGTGTTGCTCAACACGTCGTCGATCACCGTGAGCGCGTCGGGGACACTGAGCGCGCCGCAACCCCTCCTCGCGGCGCCCGCGATCACCGTGGGCGCGTCGGCGGCCGTCACGGCGCCCGTGGTCTTTACCGCGGCGCCGGGGATCGCCGTGTCCACCGACGCCGATCTCCGAACGTTTACGGGGATGACGGCGGCGCCGGGGATCGCGCTCGCCGTCACGCCGCCCCCGCTCACGTGGTCGCAAATTTCCCTCAACAGCGGGCCGGGCGCCTTCTACCGCGTCGCCTTCTACTATCCGGCCTTCGCGTACGGCCAGTCGTACGCGGGGATCCTCGTCGCGACGCACGTCGAGCTCACGGCGCCGATCCAATTCCGCGATAGTTCGCAGATCACGATCAGCGCGAGCGGCGTGCTCAGTCTCAAACCGATCCTCCAGGGCTCGAGCGGGATCGCGATCGGCGTCGCGCCGCTCGATCTCTCCGTGATCGGCGTCGCGGGATCGGCGCCCGTGCTCGTGATCGGCGGCAAGCCGTGGACCGCGCGCGTCGGCTCAGCCACCGTGCGCGATGTCGTCAACGAACAAGTCAATACGTTCGAGTGTGTGATCGACGATCCGGCGGGCGCGCCCGTGCCCGGCAACGATCTCCGGCTCGGGCTCGGCTCGCTCTTGCCCGATCGGTTGCTGTTTGGCGGCGTCGTGCAAAGCGTCGACTCGACGTTTACCCTCACGACGGATCACCCCTCCTGGATCGTGCGCGCGAGCGATTACGGCGTCTTGCTCAATCGCCGGCTCGTGTGGGGCACGTATACCAACGTGCCGGCGACCAACGTCGCGTACGATCTGCTCATTCGGTTCTCGGGCGGGTTTGGCGGCGCGCATATCGCGCTCGGGTTGCCGGCGATCACGCTCACGCTCGACGGCGTGAACCTGAGCGCGGCGTTTACCGAGATCGCGAATTTGATCGGCGGGTACTGGTACGTCGATTACAGCAAAGACGTGCACCTGTTCGTCACCGAAACCGATCCGGCCACCGATCCGCACCCGCTCGACGGGACGCCGCCCGCGCCGCTCGCCGATCCAATCCTCACCATGCGGAGCGATAACAGCCAACGCCGCACGCGGATCCTCGTCGTCGGCGTGAGCGTGGGATTGCTCGCGCCCGTGCGCGCCACCGACGGCCAGATCCCGATCGCGACGGCGGAACCCTTCGCGGGCGTCGGCGCGCTCGCGCAATTCGGCAGCGACGGCGCGCGGATCGCGTATGCGAGCACGGCGGCCGGCGACGCGAGCGGGGTGCTCGTCGGCAACGTGGCGGCGCCAGGCACGGCGCCGGCGGCCGCGCTCGCGAGTGGCGTCGCCGGCGCGCTCGCCGGGTGGTATCAATGGGCCGTCGCGTTTGGGACGGCCGACGGCGAGACGCCCGTCGGGCCGCGGACGATCGCGCTCTTTGCGCCGGCGTTTGCGTCGCCTGGCGCGCCACCGGGGATCGGCCCGTATGGGCCCGTGGGGCCGCTCGTCGGCCCGTACCTCTGGGCCGTGACGTACGTCACCACGTTGGGCGAGACGATCAACGGGCCCGGCGCCTTTCGCAACGCGATCGGGCTCACGGCCGGCGCGGCGAATTTACTCGTGGGCCCGGCGGCGATCTCCCGGCTCACGCCTGGCGCGTACACGTGGGTGGTGACGTACCTGACGGCGTACGGCGAAACGTTGCCCGGGCAAGGCGTGAGCGCGACGCTCGGCGATCTCCCCGTGCCGGCCGCCCCCACGGTCGGCACGGCCGCCGGCGCCGGGCCGATCCCGATCGGCGTGAGCACGCTGTACCGCTGTACGTTTGTCTCGCAAGACGGCGAAACCGCGGGCGGGTTTGGGTTTGGGTACACGCCGCCGGCGTTTGCGGGGCCGGCGTGCTCGATCCAAGGATCGTACGCGCATGGTGGCATCTACGGCGGCCCGTACGCGTACGCCGTGTCGATCGTCACGGGCGCCGGCGAGTCGGCGCTCACGGGATCGTTTAGCGTCGGCTCGGGATTTTTCACGGCCGCGCCGCAAACCGCGCCGACGTGGACGGGATCGCAAGACAACCAAGGCCGGATCCAGCCCGGGTTTACGTACTACTGGGCCGCGAGTTTCTTTAGCGATGCGTACGGCGAAACGGGGCTCAGTTACTCGTACCAATTGAGTGTCGGCGGCGCGTCGGTGATCCGGTTGCTGATGAGTGTCCCCGCGTTGCAAGGCAACGCCGACGGGATCCGGATTTACCGCGCGCAAGCCAACGGCCCCTTTACCCTCAACGCCGAATTTCGCCGCGCCAACTACCCGAGCCAGTACTGGGATTACCTGTCCCAAGGCGAGCAAGGCGGCGCGTACCCGGTGCAATCGCTCAAGGCCGGCGTGCAAGTCGTGCTCACCCTCGGCGCCTCGCCCGAGGCCGGCGTCGTCGCACGCCGGATCTATCGCACCAAGTCGGGCGGGAGCGACTGGTACTTGATCGGCGAAGTGCAATCCAATACGCCCGTCACGTTTACCGACGTCACGTTTGATCAAAACCTCACGACGCGCAACCCGGTCACCGGCCTGGCCGGCCGCACGGCGGCGCTCTCGGGGATCCCGATCGGGCCCGTCGGGACGATCGGCCGCCGGATCTATCGCCAACGCGCGAGCGCGTACTATCTCGTCGGCGAGCTCAAAGACAACGCGAGCACGACATGGATCGATGTCGCGGCCGATAGTGCGTTGTCAGTGGTGTGCCCGGGGATCAACACGGCCGGCGCGCTCTATGCGAGCGCCGGGCAACCGCTCGTCGCGATCCCCACGGGTCCGGCTGGCGTCACCGGGCGGCGCGTCTACCGCACGCCGGCCAACGGCGCGACGCCGCGCCTCGTCGCCGAGATCCCGAATAACACGGCGACGACGGTGCTTGACAACGTGCCCGACGCGGCGCTCGGCGCGGCCAACGTGCCGGCCGTGAGTACGGCCGGCGGCGAGCAAGTGCAACTCACGTCGATCCCCACGGGGCCGCCGGGGACGCTCGCGCGCCGGGTGTATCGCACGATCGCCGGGGGCGGCGATCTGCGCCTCGTGCAACAGATCAACGACAACACGACGACGGTGATCGTCGACGCCGTGGCCGATCACGATCTCGGCGGGCCGGCGCCGTTGCAAGCGACGGCCGGCGCGTCGGCCGTGACGCTCTCGAATATTCCGATCGGGCCCGGCGACGTCACCCGGCGCGTGCTGTACCGCACGGCGGCCGGCGCCGCGAATTTGCAGTACGTCGCGACGCTGAGCGACAACACGACGACGAGTTACACCGACGCGCGCGCCGATACCGGGCTCGGCAAGGCGCCCGAGCCGACGTCGACGATCGGCGCGCTCGCCGGCTCGACGACGCTCGCGCTCTCGAGCGTGGCCGGGTTTCCGCCGGCCGGGTGGGTGGACGTCGACGGGCAGATCATCCGGTACACCGGGATCGCCGGCGCGACGCTCACCGGGATCCCCCCGATGCTTGCCGCCACGATCACGCGCGCGGCCGCCGTCGCGACAATTGTCGCCGTGGCGCACGGGTGGGCGACGGGCGACACGGTGATCGTCGTCGGCGCGGCGCAACCCGAATACAACGGCGCGCGGGTGGTGACGGTGCTCGACGGCAACACGGCGACGTACGCCGTGAGCGGGACGCCGGCGACGCCGGCGACGCCGGGCACGGGGGGCGCGATCACGGCCGGGCTCAGTGGCGCGATCACGCGCGCGATCGCCGGGGGCGCGCCGGCGACGACGGTCCCGCTGCTCGTCGGCGTGAGCGGCCTCACGACGGCGCGCCAGGCCAGCGACGCGGTGGCGCTCTTGGTGATCTGTGACGATCTCGCGGCGCAAGCCAACCTCGCGGCCGCCGAGGGCGGCGACGGGATCCACGAGGCGCCCGTCGCCGATAGCACGCTCACCACGATCGCGGCGTGCACGGCGCGCGGGCTCGCCGAGCTCAAAATGTGGGCCTGGCCGCAAGTCGAGATCACGTATGCGACGCACGATCCGCTCACGCGCTCGGGCCGCACGATCGTGGTCAACTTGCCGGCGCTCGGCATGGTCGCCACGCTGAAAATTCTCGACGTGACGGTCGACGAGATCGGCGTTGCGGATCGGCTCTATCCCCGGTGCACGGTGCGCGCGGCTTCGGCCAAATTCTCGCTCGAGGATCTGTTGCGTCATGCCGTGTTGGACGTGTAGCGGCGTCGCCGTGCTCGTGCTCGGCCTGGCCGGGTGTGCGCGGCCGTTCGTGATCCGGGGCGTGCCGGCGACGTGCGGCGACGGGTACCCGGTCCGGATCCTCGTCGGCGTCACCTGTCCGCGCGGCGTGTGCGGGTGGACGTGCGCGCCCGATCGGTGGCGCCTCGAGCTCGAGGCCAACAAGCGGCCGGCGGATCGGTGAACCTGGCGCCGGTTAGCACGGGACGATCACCCGTGGCCGGGATGGTAGCGGGCGCGCCGATCCGTCGCCGGTTTCCGTAGCTAAGGAAACTTGTACTAAGTACCCGAGGCTGTAGCAGCCTCGGTACTGGTTGTACCAATGTACTAGTACGCAACTCGGCCGGTCGCAACCCTAGCAACTTCCTAGCAACTTCCTGCACAGGAATCGAGCGGTAGCCAGAGGGATTGAGAAGCGTCGAGACGCCGCCGGCGACGCGTACAACGGGGGGTTTCTCGAGGGAAACCGCCAATTTTGGAAAGGTTTAGGGGTGGAGCGGGCTACGGGGATCGAACCCGTGTCCGAGGCTTGGGAAGCCTACGCACTCATACCTAACACGCCTCAACGCAGTCACTTACAGGCGTCTAGCAACTCTCGTAGCAACTTTTTGCAAAGGTTTCGCAAGGCTCGAGGCGCGCGAGGCGCATTAGACGGCCTGTACGGGGCGCGGGGTTGCGGGGTGGGGGAAGTGGGCGGCCGGTGTCCGATCGTCGACGTGGCGCCGCCCTGGCGCGCCGCGGGCTGTCTACCGACGCACCACGTACAGATCCTGATGGCTCCACCAATAGGCCTGTTGGTAGCGGATCATGCTGGCCCCGGAGAGCCGCTGCAACGCGCGATACACATAAGCCAAGCTGACGACGCTCGTTCCGTACTGACGGCTCGCGAGATCACGTTGATCGCTGCGGTCATTCCAAAAAAAACCGGAGTCGTCGAATTGCACCGACATTCCGCCGGCTCGCATGTTGCCCGCGGTGATCTCGCCGTGCGTCGTGAAGATCAACAACCCGTCCGATGCAACCGCGTCCCACAATTGCTCGAGCCAGCGGCCAAACGTGTTGTGGGGCATGTGAGAAAAAAACGAGAGCGCGAAAACCACATCGAATCGTCGGCCGCCGACGTCCCACGCGTCGGGGTGGGCCGACGAGAGGATCGCCTCGAGTCCTAAGTGCTCGCGCGTAAACGCGACGGCGGCGGGATGAACATCGCAGCATGTCCAGTGCATTTCAGGCAGAAGGCGCGGCGCGTGTCGAGCGACGCGGCCGTAACCGGAGGCAAATTCAAGGATCGTGCTGACGCCGCTTTGCTTGTGCTCGGCACAGAGCGCCGCGAAGCGACGGCAACAATCTTCTCCACCATCAAAGTACGCATCGACGGCTTGTGCTGGGTTCGTGGGAAACACGGCGCGCACGAGAAAATCGAACAACATGTCTTGCTCGTGAATCTCGCTGATGATCCCCTTGCGGCGCCCCAGGTCCTCGAGGCGCGCACGCTGCGCGCTCAGAATGGCGGCCCGATCAATGTCGTCGTTCATAGGCCGCCAGCGGCCGCGCGGATCGCGCGGGTGTGCTTGGCCGCGGCCCGCCGTTTCGCGGCCGTGTTGGCGTCGACGGTTTTGGCCGGCGCCTGGCGCGCGCGGGGTGTCCGTTTTGCGTCCGCGGCGTCGAGCGCCGCGATCGCCTTCTGGTTGACGGCCTCGTCGGCGCCTTGCGCGTACTGCGCGGTCGCGCGCGAGTTTTTCGCATGACCGAGCAACCGGCCGACGGTCGCGAGATCGCCCGTTTGCGCGTACACCGTTTTGCCTTGGGTGTGCCGGCCGCCGTACAGGTGGATCGGCGTCGTGTCGCCGTCGACGCGCCGCGCGGCGCGCTTGAACGAATGACTAACGGCGCTCGGCGAAAACTTGCCGTACGCATCGGCGGCGTCAAACGCGCGCAACGCCTTCTCCGCGCGCGCCGTGAACGGGATCCAGCGGGCGGGTACGCCGTGCCCCTTTTCGCTGGCCGGCCACTTGAGCGCGCGCGACTCCCACCGGATATCGTGCCGGCGGATCTGGTGGAGATCGACGGGCCGGATCCCGACGGTCGCGATCACGTGCGCGACGAGGCGCGCGATCGACGGCGCCGTGATCCCGGGTTTGATAAACCGTGTCGGGGGCATGGCCGCGAGAATCGTCTCGAGCGTGTCGGCCGGGATCGAGTGATCGGCCGGGATCCAATGCTTCGGGCACGTGGTCGCCTCGACGAGATTGGCGGCGCCCGGGCCGTCGAGCACGTTGTACAGGCGCACGAGCGCCGATCGTCGGTGGTAGACCGTGGGCGCGGCCAGGCCGGCCGCAAGCCACCCCTGGATGACGGCCTCGAGCTCGTCGCGCGTCACCGTGGCGCGCGCCCGCTCGGCGCCGAGCGCCTCGAGCCAGAGATCGAGATACCGCGCGATCTGGTGCTTGTACTTTTGCGCGGCGATCTCGGGTTTGGCGAGAAACGTCGCGACGTCCGCGGCGATCGAGCCGGCGCCCGCGCGCGCGGGTTTCTTTTTCGAGGCGCGCCAGGCGCGCATAGTCTCGAGCGGCGTCTCGTACGGGAATTGCTCGACGACGAGCACGCCGTCGACGCGCGCGTACGCTTGCCACCCCGCGCCGTTGCGCCGGATCCCGGTTTCTTTGCGCGCGATCATCGGCAACGCCCCGGATAAATCGGCGCGAGGCGCGCCCGCTGTACGCGGTAGTCTGGCTGATAGTGCTCGGCCAACGGCCGCGCCCCGAATCCGGCGATCACTTCGGATCCGCAGTCTGGACACTCCCAGACGTCGGCGTCCCAGAGCTTGTACGGCGCCCCATCCTCGAGCAATTCCTCGACGGTGACGGAGTTTTTTTTGACGCGCATAAACCGGCCGCACCCGCAGAGCACGTTAGAGGCCGTCGGCATGTTGGGCCGCCCCCGTCGGCGGATCCGCGAGACATTCGAGCGGGATCATGCACTCGTGACAATGCACGACGTTGGCGCCGGCGACGATCGCCGCGGCCTCGTCGCGTGCATAAATCCCGGCCTCGATCAGATGGCGGGTATACCCGATCCGATCGGGCCCCCACCATGCCTGATGCTCGATCGACCAGATTACGAACAACGGTTTGTCCATCCGGGCCTCGCTCCGAGCGCGCGCGCGCGTTGCTGCCTCTGTTGGTGTGCGAGATACCCGATCGCCGCGCGCCGAATCACGAGCGCGAGAAAGATAAGAGGCAACGGCAAAAAGATAATCATAGGTGTCCTTCGTACGGTGTGAGGCTGGCAAAAATAGCAGGGCGTTTTTCAACATGTTGTCTATGAATACTTTGGTGCGCGTCCGCGTGATGCGGTTTGCACATATGCGTATTTCAACAATTCCTCGGCGTAAAGTCGTGCTTGATGATCCATCAGCAAAGGCGTAGGGTAGGCGTTTCGCGGCCGAGGGACGAAAGGTTGCGTCAATGGCTACTCGTCGTACCGCTCGCGTCGACTCGCTCACGCCCGAAGAACAAGATCATCTCGCGCTCTTTCGATTGCTTCCCGCCGACGCCCGCGAAGCGTTTCACGACGCTATGATCGAAACCGCCCGGAGCCGCGGGCTGCTGGCGTCCGACCCCGCGCCATCTCCTGCATGACGCGGAGGGCCGCCGGCCGGGCCTCGGCGCGGAGTGCGCGATACGCCGCGATCAGGGCGGCCTCGTCCGGGTCGGTTGGTACGTCAAGCATTTGCGTGAGGTTATGGCCGAACACCTCCGCGATCTGCTGCAACGTGTCGAGATCGGCGTCGATGTCGCCGCCGAGGTAGCGACTCATCCACGCCTGATTGCGTTTAATGCGCTCGCCGAGGGCGGTTTGCGTAATACCCGTCGAGTGAATCCAACGCCGAATTTGCGCGCGCGCCTGCTGCTGCAACGTGGGAACCATTGGCGCTAGCGTAGGCGTTTCAGAGGGCATTTAGGTAGGCAGTATACCTAAAACGCATACCGCTTGACAGGAGATTCGATGTAAGGGAATATTCCCGTTCTGAATTATGTCCAAGGTCAAATCGCGCCGAGTCGGCCGCGGGCACCAGTTTCCCGATCTCGCGACCTATATTGAGGTTACGGGCGACACGCAAGTCAACATCGCCGCCCGGTGCGGCACCAATCAAGCGCACATCTCCCGCATTGCGAGCGGCGCGCTCGTGCCGCGGCCGCTCCTGGCGGCGCGGCTGGCGCGGTACGCACATATCCCGCTCGACTCGTTCACCCGGATCCATCTCGCGCGCCTGGAGTCCCACAATGGCGACCGCTGACGTGGCCCGCGCCCGCTGCTACACCGTCGCGCAATTGCTCGAGCTCTTGCAAATGCCGGCGAGCACGTTCGCCAATCTCAAGCGCGCCGGCAAACTCCCGTTTCTCGACGAGCTCCAACCCCGGCTCGGGAAACATGCGCGGTACCGCGCCGAGCCGGTGGATCGGTATCTCGAGAATCAACTAGCGACGCGGCGCTCGAGTTTCCGCCTGGCGGTGACGCGGTGAATCGACGTGACGCCTTGAAAACCTTCCTTGCTGTGCCGGCCACGCTGGCGACGCCGGTTGCGGCCCACCCGGTGAGGACGGCGCGGAGTGCGTGGCACACCGCGGACGTGGCCGCCGTCGAGGCCGCGCTCCGCGCGGCGCGCGATCACGTCGAGCGTTTCACCGGCTGTTCCACCTGGGACGCGCCGGTCGCGGCGTTCGAACACGCGGTCGTGGAAGACACCCTGACACGACAACGCATTTTGTTCGAACCCGACGGCAACTTGTATGTGTCGGACGACTATGCCGAGAACAGCGCGCACCATAGCCTCGCCGATATCGTCGCCGACACACTCGACCTGTGGGTCGATAACCTTCCAGAGAGTGAACGCGCCGATGCGATCCGATGCCTGGATCAACTCGCGGCCGCGTTACGGGCGGCTGCCGCCGACGTGGAACGCGCGAGCCTGGCGGTGACGCGGTGATCCTCGCGGCCATCGTCGGGCTCGTCGCCGCGTACGTGTTTGTGCGCGTGTTCTGGCGCGGGCCGTCGTCGCCCGACGAGTACGTGACGCCGGCGTGGCGCGACGAACATTTGCGAGGCCGCCGTGAGTAAGCGCGCCGATCGTCGCCAGGCGCAAGAGCGCGAGCACGCCGCGCAAATCGCCATGAGCGAGGCGCGCCCGAATGAACCCGATCGGATCCTCGACGACGCGGACGCGTGCCCGGCGCGGTTTGGCCGGTGTAACTACACCATGCGCGGCCGCGACGGGATCTATCGCTGTTGGTACTGTTGCCGGCGTCGGCCGGCCAGGTAACGCGTCATGGTGATTGATCACCCGGGGGTCTACGCGATCCCGGCCGCCACCTATCACGCGGATCCGTGTCCGGTCCCGTCCTTGAGCGCGTCGATCGCGAAAAAATTGTGTCTCGCCTCGCCGCTCCACGCGCACCACGATCACCCGCGGCTCAATCCGGCCGCCGTGCCCGACGAGGCCGATCACTTCGATCGCGGGACGGCCGCGCATGCCGTGCTGCTCGAAGGGGGCGGCGACGTGGTCATGGTGGACGCGCCCGACTGGCGCACGAAGGCCGCCCAAGCGGCGCGCCAGGCCGCGCGCGAGTCCGGCAAAACGGCACTCTTAACCAAAGACGTCGCCGAGGTGATCGCCATGGTGGGGGCGTTGCGTGGGCAACTCGATCGCCACGTCGACGGCGGCGCCGCGATGTTTACCGCCGGCGAGCCCGAGCAAACGATCGTGTGGATCGAGGACGGCGATCTCTGGTGTCGGGCGCGCGTCGACTGGCTCAGAACCGATCCTTACGCGATCGACGACTACAAAACGACGAGCGCGAGCGCCAACCCCGATCAATGGGCGCGCACGATGTTTGCCGCCGGGCACGATCTCCAGGCCGCGTTTTACTTGCGCGGGTTGCGCGCGATCACCGGCGAGCGGCTCGACGATCCGGCCGCGTTTCGGTTTGCCGTGCAAGAGACTTTCCCCCCGTACGCGGCGAGCGTGATCGCGCTCAACCCCGACGCGATGCTCCTTGCGGAAAAAAAAGTGCTCTACGCGCTCGAGGCCTGGCGCACTGCGCGCGCCTCGGGCGACTGGTTCGGGTACCCGCGGCGCACGGCATACGCGACGTTGCCGGCCTGGCACGAGGCGTGGTGGCTCGAGAAGGAATTGCAGTAGTGCCGTTTACATTTCGGCCGGCCGTGCGCGAAAAAATCCCGCTCTTGCTCGGGCTCTCGGGCGGGACGGGCAGCGGCAAAACGTACTCCGCGATGCGCCTCGCCAAAGGGATCGCCGGCGATCGCCCGTTTGCCGTGATCGATACCGAGGCGAGCCGCGCGCAACACTACGCCGATCAATTTCGGTTCGATCACGGCGATCTCACGCCGCCGTTTACGCCCGAGCGGTACGCCGACGCGATCGCGGTCGCCGACGCCGCGCACTATCCGGCGATCGTTGTCGATTCCATGTCGCACGAGTGGGCCGGCGACGGCGGGATCCTCGACGCGCACGATCGCGAGCTCGATCGCATGGCCGGCGACGATTTCAAAAAACGCGACGCGTGCAACATGGCCGCGTGGATCAAACCCAAGGCCGGCCATAAGCGCATGGTGCAACGGTTGCTCCAAATGCGCGCGCACGTGATCCTCTGTTTCCGCGCCGAGCCAAAGATCGACATGACGCGCGAGAACGGCAAGATCGTAATCACCGAGAAAAAATCGCTCGTCGGGTTGCACGGGTGGATCCCGATCGCGGAAAAGAATTTGCCGTTTGAGCTCACGGCGTCGGTGCTACTCATGGCCGAGCGGCCCGGCGTGCCGTTGCCGATCAAACTCCAAGAGCAACACAAACCGTTTTTTGCGCTCGACGCCCCGATCACCGAGGCCACGGGCGCGCACCTGGCCGCGTGGGCGGCCGGCGGCGCCACGCCGACGCCGGCGCCCGCGGCCGTCGTTACCGATCACGAGCTCGCGGCCGAGTGGATGTTACAGATCACCGAGGCGCGCACGCGCGACGATCTCGAGCGGATCGGGCGCGAGCTTCGGACGCGCCGCGGCCTCTCACCGGCCAGTCTGAAAACCGTGCGCGAGGCCTACACGGCCCGGCTCCGCGTACTCGGCGAGCACACCGATACCCCACGAAAGGCGGCGCAACGATGAGTCGACGCACCACGAAAGTAGACGACGCAATCGAGGCGATCACGAAAGAGATCGACGCCGCCGTATTCGAGCTCGCCGTGTTGCAGGGGACGCGCGAGCGGTTGCGCGCCTTGCGCCGGCGCGAGCCACCCGACGACGAGCGCGAGCTCGAGATCGTCGCCGCGGTTGATCTCGAGCCCCTCGGGCCCAATGGACGCGAGCGCCAGGGGTAACTCCCATGTGGGCCCGGTTGGATGACGAATTGATCGATCATCAAAAAATTTTCGCGGCCGGAAAACGGGTGGGCGTCAATGGGCCGGCCGTCGTGCTCGGGTTCTACGCCGTCAGTCTGATGTGGACGAATAAACATCTCACCGACGGGTACTTGCCCACGACGACGATCGAAAGCTTTCGCCACGTCGACAAACCGCTTGCCGTCGCTGACGCGCTCGTGCATGCGGCCTTGTTCGAGAAAGTGGACGGGGGTTTCAAAATTCACGATTTCGACGAGTGGAATCCCTCGGCGAAAGAGATCAAACGGAAGCGCAAAGAGGATCGGGCGCGCAAGCAACGCGAGCGCGCCTCGAGGAACGGATCGTGACGGCACGTGTTATGCCGTCCGGCGCCTGTCCGCGACATGTCCGCGCGGATTCCTCGGCGCTCGCGCGCGCCGGCGCGCGCGTTACGCGCGCGATCGCGATCCCGTACCAAGTAAGCGGCCCGTACCAAAGGAACGTCGATCTGGGTAGATCGGAGGTACGGGGATGATTCCCCCGCCTGTTGTTGATCCAAGAGTTAGTGCCGCGCAAGCGCGTTTCTATCAGGAATATTTACAAAGCGCGACGTGGAGAACGAAGCGCAATCGGGCGCTGATGCTCGCCGGCTATCGCTGCGAGCGTTGCGAAGGCAAGCGCGATCTTGAGGTACATCACCGCACGTATGAGCGGCTCGGCCGTGAGTGGGACCAAGACCTCGAAGTGCTCTGCTGTCGTTGCCACGAACGCGAAACGATCGTCCAAACCGCGCGGAGTCAGCACGGCATTTATCTACAGGTCGCGGCCCAAGTATGGCGTCACAGCCCTTCGCCCGGAGTAATGAAACTACTTTCGCACGAGGACGCGATCGAATTGTGCAAGCGGCTCTGCGCCCAAAAACGGATTCCATATCGGACTGAGCCGATCGTGCGCGCGCTCCGGCTCGTCGCCGGCGGCGAATGGACGCGGGTTGCCTCGCCGGAACTGAAGCCGGCGTGGAAACCGGATCCGGCGCCGCTCAGTCGATCAGAGGCCGATGCTCTAATCGCGGAATTGCTCGAGGATCGGATCGGTATCAAGACGATGGGGCACCCGATCGATCATCGCGCGCACGAGGAGAAGGTACGCGCCCAGGCCGCCGATTTTCAGCGGCGCTATCCGCCAAAGCGGCGCTCGTTGGCCGAGCGACTCGCAGAGATTTTCTCATGATCGCCTGGGAGCGGACGCGCGCCGCGGTGTTGTGCGGCCGGTGTAGTCGCACGCTCATTCCCGGCGATCCGATCCTCGTGTGGACGATCGCGCGCGGGACGGCGCGGCCGATCCGATGCGTGCGGTGTGAACTCTGCGAGGGGCCGGCGCCGCCCGATTTGCCGGCGCTCGTCGAGCGCGCGCCCGTCACGCCGGCGGCGTTCGTGCGACTCCAACCGCGCTTACCGCTCGGGACTGCGTTGGCGGATTGGCGTGCGCGCCAGGCCGGCGAGGCGCGGGAACCTGGCGAGGATGGGTGAGAGCGATGCGACACGGTGACACCGACGCGATCGGCGAGGCGCTCGATACCGTCGAATCAACCCTCGATGTGCATATTCGCGCCGTCGAGCATTTGCGCGCCGCGTACGACGCGACGCAACCCGCGCCGCCGATCGACGATGTGATCCACGTGCACGCGGGCGAGGATTTGCGATCGATCCTCGAGCGCGCGCCCGACGGCGCCGTCGTCGAGTGTGAGCCGGCCACGTTTCACGGCCCATTCATTTTGTCGCGGCCCGTCACGCTGCGATCGAGCGTCGAGATCGACGGCCGCGCCGGGCTCGACATGCCGGTCTGGTTGACGTCGGCGGCCGAGGATACCGTGAGCGTGCGCGGGCCCGACGTGCGGCTCGTGCGCGGCCTCGGGATCACGAACAGTAACCCGGATTATCAATTGCTCGCGATCACGCGCGAGGCGACGCGCACGCTCGTCGATCAAGTCTCGTGCCTCGGCGATCCGGTCTACGGGCAACGCCGCGGGATCCGGCCCGAGGGATCCGTCGTCGTGATCCGTCGGTGTTACGTCGATCACGTCGGGCGGCCCGGGCTCGAGACGCAAGCGGTGTGCGGCGTCGTCGGCGGCCGCGAGATTTTGATCGACGATTCCGATCTCAGGGGCGCGGCCGAGGCCGTCATGTTTGGGGGCGGCGACACGCCGAGTAGTGACTTGACACCCACGCAGATCCGGATCACGCGCTCGACGCTCACCAAGCGCGTCGACTGGTACGGCGCCGGGTGGCAAATCAAAAACGCGTTTGAGTTAAAAAACGCGCGCGGGGTTTACGTCGCCGATACCGTAATGGCGTACGCCGGCATGGCCGAGGGGCAAAGCGCGTTTCTCGGGGTGTTTACCCCGCGCAATCAAGACGGCGGATCGCCGTGGGCGTGCGTCGAGGATGTGGTGATCGAGCGGTGCCGGTGCGAGTACGGCGGCGCGTGCGCGTCGTTCATGGGGAGCGACTATATGCACCCCTCGGGCATGCTTCGGAACATCACGATCCGCGACGTGCTGTTTGATCAGATCGATCCGTGGGGGATCACCGGCGGATCGGGGAATTGTTTTCAGATCCAACGCGCGCCCGAGCAGGTCACGCTCGATCGCGTCACCGTCCGCGGGCAACACTTGAACGCGTGCCTGTACTTCGGGCCCGACATGGCGCCGCCCTGGCTCACCGTGCGCGACGTCGTGGTCCCGGCCGCGTTTACCGATCCGCACGAGAACGATCCGTATCTGTGGAAAATCGACGGGGGCGGGCAAGGCGAAGCGGCCGCGCGCGCGTTCTGTACGTTTCCCGACGATCCCGGTAAAAACATTGTGATCGAGCGCGTCGGCACGCCTGACGCCGCGGGCGCGTCCGGGTATCCCGAAACCTAGAAAGGGGCGCGTATGTTTACCGTCGCTCTCGTCCTGGCGCTCGCGGCCTTTCTCGCCACGCTCGGCGCCGCGCTCAATCCGCCACGCGTCCCGCTCTGGGTGGCCGTGTTGCTGCTCGCCGTCGCGTTGCTGTTGCAGTCACTACCGATCCGCTGAAAGGGGGACGTATGGCGCGGTATCTGTCGATTTACGCCGACTCGCGGGCGCCGGGCACGTGCCGATCGTGCGGCGCGGCGATCGAGTGGGCCGAGCTCACCTCGGGGCGCCGGATGCCATTCGATCGGATTGGCGCGGCCGTCGAGCAAACCGGATTGTTTATCGGTCCCCGCGTCGTGCACATGCTCGACTCGGACACGAGCCCCACGCATTTTATGACGTGTCCCGACGCGAAGGATTGGCGGCGCCGCGCGTGACGTTGAGATTTTCGGTGTACGGCCTCGCGCGCACGAAGGGCAATCACCGGGCGATCCATGTCAAGGGGATGAAATTCCCGATCGTGACGGAGAGCAACCGCAACGTCGCGTCGTGGCAACAACTCGTTGCCGCGGCCGCGAGCCAGGCGATCGCCGCGGCGCCGGCGGCCGAGCGCGGGTTGATCACCGGCGGCGTCCGCGTCACGGTCGGATTTTATCTCCCGCGGCCGCGCAAATTCGGCAAGCGCGGCGTCTTCGTGCACCACACCGTCAAGCCGGATCTCGATCGGCTCGAGCGCGCGATTCTCGACGCGCTCACGGCGATCGCGTACCACGACGACAAGCAAGTCACCGAGATCGTCACCGGGAAGTATTACGCCGGCGTCGACGAGCCGGCGCACGTCGAGATCCGCGTCGAGCCGGCGCCGGCGTGTCGGATCGGGCTGTACCCGGTCGCGGCGCCGCTATTCGAGCTCGCGGCGGTATGACGGGTCGGTACCGCGACGGGATCGGCCTCGAGCGGTGCGCCGAGTGTTTACGCCTGTCCGGGGATTGCGAATGCGCGGTATACGCCGGCCAGGTGTACGCCGCGAGAAAGGGCACAATGCGACTCTTTGACGTCGATCACGTGGGGTGCTACCTCGACACGATCGGCCACCGTGTCGAAAAGGATTCCGACGGCCTCGAGCGGCGCATGGTGGATCTCACGTTACGCGTGCAACCCTTCACCGTCGAGCTCGCGCAAGCCTTGCACGGCGACGTGCGCGCGTTGCTCTTTACCCTCAACGACGCCGCGCCGAAACGGATCGTCAAAGCCGCGGCCTTCGCGCTCACCGTCCCGAATCAAACGATCACCGTGCGGCCCGTGCCCGAGCTCGACGACGGCGCGCTCGTGCTCATGGACGTCGAGATCACCGGGATCCGCGCGCGGACGGAGAAAGGCGTCGACGGGTACGCGTGCGTGTTTGACGCGAGCGTCGGGCCCGTGTCGGCGCGCGAGCTCGAGGCCTTTACGGCCTGGCACACCGAGCAACGGTTTCTCACGAGTCACCCGCAGCAACCGCTCCTCGATTTTGCTGGCGCGCCCGAGCCCGAGCCCCCGGGGCCGCGGCCGGCGCGCAACCGGCGCCAGGCGCGCGAGGCCTCGGCGTGACACGGCGCGAAGTGATCGAGCGGTTGATTTACGAGCTCGCCGAGCCGCTCGCCGACGGCCAGGGCGATCACGTCGTGTCGATCGCCTTCGTGCTCGATCGGCGCCGCGCGTTCGTGAAGTGTTGCGACGCGGTGATCAAAGAATTGCGCGAGGCCTCGACGTGACGCGCCGCGGCCGGGCGTCGGTGCATTTGCCGGCCTACGTGCGCGACGAGGCGATCCATATTCCCAAGGGCGACACGGTGTACACGATCGATCTCGACGAGCACACCGTCGAGGCGCTCGAGCGCGGGATCTGTCCCGAGGCGCTCGCGCAACGGATGCACGATTTACTACGGTGGCGACGCGAGGCGATTCGCGCAACAACGCCGCCCATGGTGAGGGGGTGACAGTATGGCCGCGTCGTACCGTTTTTTGATCACCGACGAGATCCCCGTGCTCGTCGCGTGTACGTATGAACCCTCGAGCGCGTCACCGGGAAAAACGATTTGCTACAACGAGGATGGATCCGCGCTCGTCGTCGAGCCCGACTCGGCCGGCGGCAAGATTCGCCCGACGCGGCCCGACGAAAAGGCCGACACGCCGTGGTGTTGGGCCGACGCATGCGGGGATCTGCTCGTCTATCGGCCCGATCCCGATCACGAGCCCGATCATATCGTCGCCTTTCGGATCGTGACGTCGTGAGAGCGGGATCCGTCGTCTTGCTCGGGAGCGGATACCACGAGGCCTCGAGCGTCACGCCGATCGTGCGCCCGTTTCCGCCGGCGCCCCCTGGCACGTACGATTCCGTCTTGCCATGGACGCCGCCGGCGACGCGCGATTACTTGCGCGGGGATTTTTGGGCCGTGCCGTGTCCCGGGTTGCCGGCCGTGCCTGGCGGCCCGTCGGGTGGCTCGAGTGAGTTTCCCGAGCGCGTCGTTACCGGATTGGATTACAAGTACGACCGGAAAAAATACTGGCCGTCCATGGTGGATCGTCACCGCGAGCGCGGGTATAGCCATTGGCTCCGGTGGGCAAGCAACGCCTTGTACGACGTCGGGTACGGCGGCGATCCCTCGATCAACAAATTCGTCGACGATTGCGGGTTACTGCATGCGCTCGGCATGCGGTACGTCGTCGTGAGTCTTTGGAGCAAGGTTTACGATCCGCGCGACATGACGCCGCAACAGTATCAAGATCGCGTCGGGCCGTTGCTCGAGGCGTTGCTCGCCGCGCGCGTCGTCGACGAAGTGATCCCGGGTTTCGAGTGGGATAGCGGCAACGTCCCCGGCGACACGACGATCCAGATTTTCAAGTGGGTAGGACAAACGGCGCACGCGCGCGGCGTCTCGTGTTGGGCGCATTTTTATCCGCACGTCACGGCGTGGTTTGCCGACGGCGATGAGCGCGGCCGGTTTGGATTTTGGGAGGATCTCGGCGCCGACGTCGACGGGATCGACTACCAAGCCGACGCCTCGTGGAACGTGCCCGATCTCCAATCACGGATCGTTGATTCGTTGTGGACGTTTGGCGAGAGCGGGAACCTGCACAAATTCCGACTCTGTGAGGATCAAGCGATCAAACAATTCAGCGGGGATCCCTGGGGCTCGGGATCGCTCCACCCCGACGAGATCGACGGATCTGCGCGCGGGTACTACGCGGCGTGCACGATCGACAACGTGAAAGGGACCGACGCGAAAGTGTGGGGCTACGGTAACGGCGGCATGAACGACGACGGCGGGTGGTTATGACGACGGTCGACACGTTCGTGGTTCACGATCGCATTCGGATCTCGGTCGAACTGATTCGTCAAATGGCCGACGAACCGGATTTTTTATCGGTAGTCGTCGAAGTAAAAGAGATCCGTCTCGAGGATGACGGTACAAAGACGCTTGTGCTCGCGCGCCTTGAGGATGCGAGGCCGTGCTAACGCCGCTCACGCGCGCCATGCTCGAGGCCGTCACCGACGACGGCGACGACTCCGAGCTCGTGATGCGCGCCACGTGTCACCCGCGCGCCGGCTTGCGCGCCGCCTACGATCGCCAGGCCGGCACACTCACGCTCACGTGCGAGGCGTGTAACCGGCTCGTCGTCGCCGTGGTGGTGCAACGGTAACTATGGAGACAGTAACCATGACTCAGAAAGAGCTTCGTGAAATCGCCCGCAACGTTCTCGCGGATTACCTGAAACTCAAAACGCCGGATGACGTGCAGCCCGCGCCAGTGCTCGCCGCCATTTCGGTACTGCACGCACCAGAACGCGACGGGGATGACGACGCGCGGCGCTAGTAGGAAACGGTGACGCTCGATCCCGACGCGATGGTCCGCGTGAGCATGGGGTGCCAGTGGTGCGCGTGGCGCGTGAAGATGACGGGCCCGGCGCTCGAGGTCGCCCACTTCCTCCGCGCCCGCGCACAAGAGCACGTACGCGACCCGGAGCAATCCCCGGCCGGGGATCTCAGTCTGACCCTCCTGGCAGAATTAGGGTTCCGGTAAATGCCACGGCAACCGATCCGCGCATGCGGCCAGTGCGGGCGCCTGGGGTGCACGGTGCACGGCGGCCGCGGTGGATGGAATCGAATCGACGCGCCCCCGCGGATCCGTGGCCGCCGACTCCAAGCCATGCGTAAGCGGTTGTTCGCCGAGTCGCCGCTCTGTGTCCTATGTGCCGCCCTGGGCCGCGCCAGGCCGGCCACGATTCGCGATCACATCGTCCCCCTAGCCGAGGGTGGCAGCGACGACGATCGCAACGTACAGGCGCTCTGTGTCGATTGCAGTGATACCAAGACACAACGCGAGGCCGAGCGCGGGTTGGCTCGAGTCGGCGCGGGGGGGCGGATCAAGGATCGTGCCACGTGAACCCGGAAACCGGGGACCGGTCGAGTTTCTACTTGTTCGTAAAGACGTTGGTAGTCAACAGGTTACGGGCACACTAGGGGTAGT